AGTTATTAATATATGATAGTAACAACGTCAGCTGCTGAGGTTAAGATATTCAGCTTAGTATTAAAAGACCCTGTAGTCACAAAGTGTGTACTTCGGGATGACTCACGTAATGTTTACTTTTTATACAATGTAAAAGATGTAACTGAGGAAGAATACTATTATTCAGTTGCGGTAGGCATAACAGACGATTTGCTTAATAACCGTGTTTACGACTTTAAGCTACTAAATGAAGAAGACGAAATAATATACTATGACCGTCTTTTTGTTACTGACATTCCAGCAAATGAATTTAGCGTTAACAAGCTACCAAACGGAGCGAGTATATACGTCTCACATAGTAGCGATAACGAATATATAACTTATGGACAACAATAATTTCAACGTCAAGTTCATTGAACTTGCTAAATACGAGACTCCAGTAATCACAGAAGGTAAACGTGAGGACTGGGTAATGTATGGCGAGGACAATAATTACTTTCAGTATTTGATAGACAGATACACTTATTCTCCAACCAACAACGCAATCATTAATAACATAATCAAATTGGTTTACGGTAGAGGATTAAACGCTTTAGATGCGTCTAAAAAGCCTCAGCAGTATGCTCAGTTTATGACTATGTTTAATAAGGACTGTGTGCGTAAAATGATTATGGATTCTAAGATGTTGGGGCAGTTTGCAATCCAAGTACATTACTCTAAAGACCATTCAGTAGTTAAGAAAGCGTATCACATACCAGTACAACTTTTGCGTCCTGAGAAGTGTAATAAAGACGGTGAAATCGAAGCCTACTATTACTCGGACAACTGGGAAGACACTAAAAACTTTCCACCTAAAAGAATCCCATCTTTCGGAACGTCAAAAGAGGCTGTAGAGATACTTTATATTCGACCTTATTCAGTTGGAATGAAGTACTTTGCTTTGGTTGATTATCAGGGAGCTTTACCTTATGCAGTTTTAGAACAAGAAATATCTGACTATCTAATCAACGAAGTACAGAATGGATTTTCAGGAACTAAAGTAATCAACTTTAACAACGGACTACCACCTGAGGAGGAGATGGATGCTGTAGAGCGAAAGGTTCTAGGCAAGTTGACTGGTTCAAAAGGTAAGCGAGTGATAGTATCATTTAATCACTCAGAAGCTCAAAAGACTACCGTAGATGACATTCCGTTAAATGATGCACCTGAACACTATACATACCTATCAGAGGAGTGTATGCGTAAAATAATGCTAGGGCATAACGTAACATCTCCTTTACTATTTGGTATCAGCAGTAGCAATGGATTTAGCTCTAATGCAGACGAATTACAGAACTCGTTCATTCTATATTACAACATGGTTATTCAACCATACCAAGATTTGATAATTGAGGCTATTGACCGTGTATTAGGAGTTAACGGAATCAGCTTAAAGCTGTATTTTGAGACGTTAAAACCTTTGGAATTTACTGACCCTAGCGGAAAGGTAGAAGAACCTACAGAACTCAGCTCTTTAGACAACGAAGTAGCAAGAGATTTGATAGCATTAGGAGAAGATGTGCCTAACAACTGGCTACTGATAGACGAATCTCCTGTAGATTACGATAATGATGACGCAGAAAACGAACTGCTAAAAGGCGAAAAGAAGTCTTTATTAAGTAGATTGGTAGAGCTTGTTAGCACAGGAACTGCTAGACCTAACTCAACAAGTGAACAAGACGACACTGTAGAAGGTGTTAAGTTCATTACACGTTACGTTTACGCTGGTGAGACTACAAACAAAAGCAGACCGTTCTGTAAGAAAATGATTGACGCTAAAAAAATCTATCGTAAAGAGGACATTTTGCAGATGAGTAACCAACCAGTTAACGCTGGATGGGGTGCTAGAGGTGCAGACACTTATAATATTTGGTTCTACAAAGGTGGTGGTAACTGTCACCACAGATGGAATAAGCAAGTTTATGCAGCATTTGAAGGTACAGGAATAGATGTTAACTCACCAAAGGCAAGACAAATAGCAGTAAGAAAGGCAGAGAAGTTCGGATATGTAGTTAAGAATGACCCTAAAGTCTCTACACTACCTAAAGATATGCCTAATAACGGATTTTTACCTAGAGACTAATGGAAGCATTACTAATAACAAGAAACGACTTAGTTAAATTGACTGCGTTAGGAGGTAACGTAGACACTGATAAATTCATTCAGTTTATCAAAATAGCTCAAGACATACACATACAAAACTATCTAGGTACAAGACTACTAGAACGTATCAAAGATGACATAGTTGATGACACACTAGCAGACCCTTATTTAAGCCTTTTAGAGACGTATATAAAGCCTATGCTTATTCATTGGGCTATGGTTGAGTATTTACCATTTGCAGCGTACACAATAGCTAATAAAGGCGTGTATAAACACAACTCAGAAAATGCTTCTAACGTTGAAAAGACGGAAGTAGATTACTTAGTAGAAAAAGAGCGTGATATAGCACAGCATTACACTCAGAGATTTATTGATTTTATGTGTAATTACTCAGCTCAATTCCCTGAGTATAACACAAATAGTAACGGTGAAGTTTCACCTAGTTCAAATAATTACTTTTCAGGATGGCACATTTAAAGATTTACAAGCCTAAACAAGACAACGTAGTTAAATTAATGGTTTACCTTAACTCTATTAAAAATGGCGGTAAAAAAGATAAGTGAATTTCCACAAGCGAACAATGTAAACAACCTTGACTTAGTATTAATCAGTCAGGAGGACTCAGGAAACTACGTTTCAAAGTATGCTGAAAGTTCAGCTTTACGTTCAATTGGTGCATATACGTTTGTATGTGGTATTAGTCAAACTGGAACTTCAGCTCCTAGCTTGACGGATAACTTTAACAACTACGGTTCATCTCCAGTAGCCTCTTATGTAGGGGTTGGTGAGTATGAAATAGCTGGTTTTGATAACTTACTTACTACGGCTACTCACATAGAGATTAATCTAAACGCATTGCCTACAACAGACCATATAAGAACGGACTATATAGATAGTGACACAATAAGAATTAGAACTACAGTTTCAGGAACTTCAGCAAATGGAGTAATGAATGTTAACGGTTTGTACTTAAAAGTAACTACGTACATATAACAAAACACGGAATATTAGTTAATTAATTATGAGTGACGGAATAGAAAATACAATAGGTTGGGGAGAAGGTTCTGATAATAATACAATAGGTTGGGGACAAGCTCAGGAAGCATGGTGTGAGATAACTCCACCTACACCACCTCCAGTAGGAGCAACCTTGATGAAGACAGGTCAAACCACTTCATATCGAACAGGTGATGACGGTGATTTAGAAGCTGGTAGAGCAACTTCATTTACTGTACTTGCAAGTAATAATCCTTTTGGAAATACAAACAGATTTACGGACGAGTTAGGCGGTCAAACGTACACTAATAATATAGCAATTGATTGGTCAACTTATAACGGAACTAATGTGCTTGGCTATAAACGAACTGCTACAAATGTAATTGTAGGGGGATGGAATAGTTCAATAGATACTTGTTTAGCTATTTCCATAGCCCCATATACAACGGGGTGGAGATTGGCTAACGTAAACGAATGGAATAATATTTTAAATAGAGAACTTTCAAACCCTTTGGGCTATACTCCATTTACTTCTTTTGTTCAAACTTATTCATCTCATACTTCTTCTTCTTGGAAAACTGTTCCATCTGTTTACTCTTGGGGTATTAGTTCAGCAGGTTCGATATATTTAAAAGACAAAACAGAAACTTCTTCTAATTTAGCAGTCCGCACATTCACAGTAACAGGAACAACTTTAACATAAAAAAATTATGGCAACTTACAAATTTGAACAGTTTAACGTAGAGATAGTCAACCCAACAGTAGAGGTTGTAAACGTAGCAGATGCAATTAACGCAAAAACGTGTAGTGTTGACGTAGTTCTAACTACCGACACAGCGACATTTGGCGTTAACTTGCAAGGGTTTACATACACGGAAACTTGGACAGATGAGGAGATTATCCTTTGGGTTAATGACGTAGAATTACCGAAGTACGAGATATGACACTAACTGTTTTACTTGACACAATTAAAAAGCATGGAGCTGTCGGTGTTTTGGCTGCTTGGCTTTTCTACACTAACGAAAGGCTAAACGAAGTTGAACGTGAGCTGTACAGATGTTACGACAAATACCAGTTTTCAACCGATGTAAAAACACGAATACCTAACCACTCTACTTACTACGCAGTGTTGCCAAAAGAAACAGCTATCAAACGTAAAAAAGCGTAATTAAATGGTAAGAAGCTACAAAGACAAAGAGCTTTTAGATAGAGTTAAAAGCCTTGTCAACTTTCAGTACATTCCGCATGACGTTTGGATTCTCGGAGTAAGGTCTAACGAAGACACTACAGACGCATACGATGACAAGTTCTATGTGTTTAAAGGTGAGCAGTTTTTAATGGTAGCTGCTGGAACTACAAATAAAGGTTTAAAAGGAACTGCTGTAATGATGGCTGATATGTGGCACTACGACTGTTACAGATACGGACTGCATAAAGGCAAGATGCCAGCTCTTCGTCAAGTCAAAGGTATTCCATATACAAGAGACTTTGATAAAGACGGTAAAACGGATGTAGTAGGAGAAGTATATACTAACAATATATACATGAACTTTCACGGTTCTACCTATAACTTTGGTTCAGCAAATGTATCTCCTAAAATTGGTGGATGGTCAGAAGGATGTCAAGTAGTTCAGAACAACGCACACTACGAAAGAATTATTAAACTGTGCAAGAATCAAAAGAGCGTATCTTACTGCCTCATAAATGAATTTTAACGCACTCTACATATTTTTCGGTATATTGATTCCGAATTATTTTAACAACCTTTTAAAACGCTTAAAAATGGCTAAGAAAAAGAAAAAAGACTTAGACGTCAATATCGACACTAAGAACATTGACATTAAGATTTCACGAAAAGACGGTAAATTCAAAGCAGAGATAGACACTCCTATCATTGATGCAGAAATAACAAAAGACGAAGTAAACGGACTTGACGTAGATGTAACAGTAGACGAGAAAGCTCCAAAAGTATTAGGTAATATCATAGCTCGTATTATTAAGAAAGCTAGAGGATAAATGCAAGTTATAAAGCACTCTCGTAACATCCACGAATTAGTAGTAGATGGAAACGAGGCTCAGGTAGCTATGCTGTCAGACATCCATTGGGACAATCCTCATTGTGACTGGGACTTACTCAGTAAACATCTAGACTACTGCGTAAAGCATAACATTCCAGTCATGGTAAATGGGGACTTCTTTTGCCTGATGCAGGGGCGCGGCGATAACCGTAGAAACAAATCTGAGATAAGACCTGAACATAATAACGCTAGGTACTTAGATTCTATCGTAGAGACTGCTGTGGAGTGGTGGTCACCATATGCTCACATATTAACCGTGTTAGGCTACGGAAACCATGAGACTGCGATAATTAAGTTTCAGGAAACAGACTTGCTACAGCGATTTGTTGACCTACTTAACTATAAGAACGGTTCTAACGTACACACTGGAGGTTATGGTGGTTGGTTCTTTATCCGTCAGAATTTAACAACTACACAACGTAAATCAACTAAGGTTAAATACTTTCACGGTTCAGGTGGTGGTGGTGTAGTTACTAAAGGAGCGTTGAACCTAACTAGAGCATTAGAGATGTTTGAGGGAATGGATGTGTTTACAATGGGTCACATTCACGAGAACGCTGCTAGAAATGACGTTAGAGAGCAAGTACACACACATTCAAAAAGCGGACATTCTGTAGAGCATAAACGAATACATTTGATGCTTACAGGAACGTACAAAGAAGAATACCAAGACGGATTTAGCGGATGGCACGTTGAAAGAGGCGCACCACCAAAGCCATTAGGAGGCAGAATATTAAAGATTCACACACCTTTTCACGAAAAAACAATCGTAGATAGCACTCAGTTTCCAATTTAATTGTATATTTGAGCATTCCAATTTTTCATAGATTCTTGCTTTAACCCCTAGAAATAGGGGTTTTTTGTTTTCTGATAAAAAATAATGTTGAAAAAGTTTGATTTTTTGTTGATATATCAAAATAAGTATTATATTTGCATATAACATTAAAGCAAAACACAATGAAAAGACGAGTATTTTTAGCATGGATAATCCTTACAGTATTAATTGGTTTAATTGAGCAGATATGATTTGTTTAGATTGTCAAGGAGAAGGTAGAGTAGAGTACCTTAAAGAATGTGGTAGGTCAGCATCTGACTGCTGCGGTGGATGTTTCCAAACAGAGAAGTGTGAAACGTGTTATGGTTACGGAGATGTCACAGCAGATTTAGGTGACGAACTCGGACAGCGTTACGAAGACATTATTAAGTCAGCATCTGTTAACTATGCAGCACACGAAAAGCTAATTCAGAGCTTAGAGAACGAATTATTTGAACACCTTAAATACGAAAGATACAGATGAAAAAGATAACCATGAGAAAGTACCACATAACGTACTTTTTAAAACGAGGCGATTTAAACGCTTCTGACGAGACTTTACTAAGTGGGATAACTATAGATGCCACAGATGTACTAAAAGCCGTTGAGATGTACTCTAAATTAGTTATTCAGGATGGTTTACCAGCACTTACAGAAATCAAATACATTATTGAGCTATGAGACTGATGAAATTCTTTAGACGGTGGATGTTTAAACACAGCGCAGATAACGTGACCGAGTTTGTGATAGTTGTTAAAGACAAAGAACTAGCTCATGTAAGGGTTGAAAAGACGAATGATAAGAATGTAACCACTCATTCGTTGTATATTGACAATAAACTAATTAAACAAAAAGTATATGAAAGATAGCATAGTAGAAAGCGTTAGAGACAAGTACAAAGAACGCTCAGAAAGAGGTATTGAAAAGTACGGAAAGACGTTAGACCGAAATGACCTTTTAGTCAAGGAGTGGTTAAACCATTTACAGGAGGAGCTAATGGATGCTACTCTTTACATTGAGAAGTTAAAAACTAAATTAAATAAGTGATGTTAGACAATCAGATTAAAATTGTGGCGAGTGTTTCGATACTGCCAGTGATAGCAGATTTCCTTGAAGACCTAGTAGAGGATAGAGAGTTTGAAAGAAGTGCAAAGATGCACGTAAACAACTTAATTGCTCAGATTAGAAAGTTAGATGACCGTGTTTTAAACGGTGCTAACATGGAAGCAATGGAGCAGCAGATAGGAATCCAACAGGCATTTCGCCAATGGGTTTTACAAAATGTAGAACACAAATTGTAGAATTATGACAGAAGATTTAGCTTTATTCTTTGGTGCATTCTGTTTAGGTGTATCAGTAGGTAT